TTTTTAATCGTTGTTTAGAAGATCCAGCCCTCTGGATAATAGAGGGATTGCGAGACCCAGACAGGGTCTTCCCCAAGTCGGATCCGATGAGAAGGACAAAGCCATTGCCACGCGTCGTGGCTAATGCTAGTCTAGCTGATCAGATTGTGACTCGGATCTTCTTCCAAAACTTCACAGATTCCGAAGGCGATTGCTATCCGAACCTCCCTACAATGAAGGGGCTTGGTTTCAGCGACGAACATGCGGATGCTATGGGTAAGAAGGTCACCGCCTTCAACGAGAAATATGGTATGTCTCCCGTTGCGAGCGATGTCAGTGGATGGGAAAAGAACTTTTCATTACAAAGCGCTAGGTCCATAAGAAGGATCCTTAGAGAAACATGCGAGAATCCAAATTTGGGTTTCTTACGTGCTTTTAAGTGGTGGTCGAACTCTTTGGTCTCCAACCCCTGTCTTATAGACGAGGGAGTCTTAATTGACTTTGGAGACAAGAAGTGTCAGCGAAGTGGAAACTTCCTCACTACGACCTCTAACGGGATCTCAAGAATCATCTGTGCATATGCTGTAGGCAGCAAAGCCATAGCAAGCGGAGATGATTGTAACGAATGGACCCATCTGTCAGTAGATGAGCTCAAGGAAGCCTATTTTGATATTGGCCTCCCCGTCAGAGACGTTGAGCGATTCGAAGGCGGAAAAATAGTCTTCTGTTCTCACGGATTCGCAAAGAACCCAGATGGCAATTGGAAGTCGTGGCTTGAAACTTGGCAGAAGATGCTTTACAAAGCGTCTTTCAACAAGCAAGTAGACCATAGTACTGAAACCAATTGGATAGATGAGGTGAGAAATCTCCCCGACGAGGAAACATATGACAAGATCATGAAGTTTCTAGCATATAGGAGAGAAGTGCTCGGTGCCGTCTCCGGGCATGAATAAGAAGAAAAGCGCCGTCCAGGCTAGGACGTTAAAACAGCCAAACCCAAAGCCAGCAAAGATGGAAAAGACCAGACAAACCTCAAACTCCCTTTCTAAGGGGTCTAGTAGGCTGTCTTCTCAACCTTCTATTGTCAATAGTAACGGAAAAGTTATTGTTAGACATGTTGAAGTCGTTAAAGAAAATATGCAATCTTCTGCAGAATTTTCAGTAGACAGTTCGTATGCAGTCCAACCAGGACTCACCACGTACAGTCACGGTTCTCCGCTGTTTAGCTGGCTTCCCGGCATTGCTACAAAGTACGACAAGTACAGACTCATTTCAATGAAGCTGAATTATCGTACTATGGCTGGTGCACTGGAGCCAGGGATTGTGGTCTTTTCATACGACCCTAACCCTGACAATCCAGCACCTGCCAGTTACTCTCAGATGAGAAATTCCTTCTCAAAAGATTGTACGGTGAGAGACAACTTCTCTTTTGATATAACACCACGTCTTCCTAAGAACGTGTTGTTGACAAGAGATTCAGCAGTTGTCAATTACCCAGCATATGATGCCGGTAGAATCTTCATAGCCTCCGTTGGAGGGTCTCCCACTTA